CTAGAAATGATGTCAATTGGCATTACCATTGTTTAAGCTCCAGGGTAAACACGGGGGGCTTCCACGGAGGCACAACAGATTTCGACTTTTCTAGAAGCGCCAATTGTTCCTCTAACCGTGATTCTATTACATTTTTTCCAAACTTAGTAGCACCATCTTTTATCCATTGAATCACTAAATCCTCAGTAACTTCAGCATAAGGCGTTTGCACGTTAAACTTGTCAAATTGCCAGTTGCCTTCTGTCTCTATAACAACATCATCCTCAGTAGCCCTCACATGGTATTTGGCGTGAGTAATAACGTCTTTTTCGACAAAAAGCTCTAAAATTTTCCAAGTAATTATCATGATTCTTATGGCTCAGTAGGCCATGTGATTGTCCAAGGAAAGCCAGCTTCTTTAGGCAAATCACGCAAGGCTTGACGGTATGTTGCCCATGCCGCTTTATCTACTGGTGCATCGGCAATCTGTGTCCAATCAGAATTTTTTAGTAAATTATCCCTAGTGAATCTAACTTTTTCAGCAACTTCACTAACATCGGGAACAAATGGCCCAAATGATTGTCCATCCCAAGTGCCGTTTATTCTGGTAGTCTCATCAGCAAGAACCCAATTCTCAAAATCTTGTGAATCGGATAAAACAATGTTGACAACTTTACCGTTTTCAATGACTGCGTATTTCATTACCACCACCAAATTCTTACTTCGCCACGCCCACCAACACCGCCTGTTCCACCAGCAGATGATCCATAACCACCGCCGCCGCCGCCGCCGCCAGGTATGCCGCCATTACCGCCATTAGTTCCAGTACCAGAAGCATTGCCATAACCACCGCCGCCACCAGAACCAGCGCCAAAGATTGAGCCATTTTGACCATTGCCGCCGTTATTTCCGGAAGTTCCCCCAGTGCCGCCGCCAGTTCCCGCATAGTTTTGTATTCCACCAGTGCCACCAGCGCCACCAGTACCACCAGCAACATTACCACCAGAGCCGCCACCGCCACTGCCAAACATAGAACCACCGCCATATTTACCAGCACCAGAAGTAGCCACACCACCGCCACTAGCGCCGCCCCATTCAGCATTTGACCCTGGAACGCCTACAGCTCCAACGCCAGCACCAGAAGTTCCAAGGGAATTTCCAGATGTAGTTTGACCTACAGCACCAACATAAATAGGATTTCCACCGGATATAGGAACTGTAGTATTTGAACCAGCTCCACCAGATGCAGAACCACCACCAGCACCGCCGCCAGCACTTAACGTATTATTTACTTGATCGCCGCCACCGCCGCCGTAAGCAGTAATAAGATATTCATTATTTTTTATAATGGCTACAGAAGAAGAACCGCCAGGTGCAGCGCCAACAGTTACATATAAGGAACTGCCAATAGTAATTGCATTTAAACCAGTATACAAATCATTAGTTGCGCTTACTGGAACGACACGAACGTTTCTTGCCCCGCCTCCGCCACCGCAACCCGCTGCAGTAATTCCCCCTGAACCACCGTTACCACCAGCGCCAATAACGTCAAACATTAAATAATTTGCGCCAATTGGAATCTGAAAGTATCCAGATTGTGTAAATACCGTCACCTTTGCAGATGAAGGAGGGGGAGTAAAACTAATTGGAAACATATTTAATATTGTCCACCATATGCCAACACGTTTACATCAGTTGAAACTGTTTGAGAAATAAACAATTGATAAGTAGGCGGGATTACTAAAGTTGTATAAGATTTTTGCGCTGAAAACTCATAAACCGTATTAGAAAAAGTCACCGCAGTAATTAAAATTTCGTCAATTACATAGGATGTAGTCCCATTATATAACCATAAAGTTATTTTTGAAGCAACAGTAGAACCTTTACCTAAAACACTAATTGTATCAATCCGCGTACCATTAGTACTAGTTGCAGTAAGCTGTGTTAAACCTGTTGTACCAGTAATATTGGCATAACTTGTAACTGCAGTTGCGCTTGTTAGTGTGGCAATACCAACGATAGGTGTTACCGGAAAAATTGGGCTAGTATTAGCGGCCATTTAAAATCCTCCAAGATTATTGTTTGTGTATAAAGTAGACCCGACAGGATTTCCTGTAGATGCTCCTGCTGACCACGTTGCTGTTGTGCCGTTGCTAGTTAATACATATCCGCTAGTGCCAATACCCAACCGTGTGGCGCTATTTGTACCATTACCAATGATCAGGTCACCAGTAGAGGTGATTGGAGATAGTGCGTTAAAACCAGCAGAAGCAGTGGTTTGACCTGTTCCACCGTTTGTAATCGCTAAAGTACCAGCCAGCGTAATTGCGCCAGTTGTTGTTGTGTTCGGTGTAAAACCAGTTGTGCCAGCACTAAATGATGTCACGCCAGACGAAACAGCAGCAGTCCATGATGCAGTCGTGCCGTTAGAGGTCAAATAGTAACCATTTGCACCGATTGGCAAACGAGTTGCGCTGTTTGTGCCGTTACCAATGATCAAGTCACCGGCTGTGGTGATTGGAGAGAGCGCATTAAAGGCCGCAGAAGCCGTTGTTTGGCCTGTGCCGCCGTTAGCGATAGCTACTGTGCCTGTTACGTTGGCAGCATTGCCAGATATGTTGCCGCTAACTTGAGAGCCTGGGAGACTTAAAGCACTCAAAGTTGTCAATGTGGAATTTGACGTTGCTGTGATGTTTGCAGCAGTTCCAGTAGTATTTTGGTTCAATGTTGGAACGTCAGCCGCTTGAATAGCTGACATAACAACGTTAGTTCCATTACCACGCAAATAATAAGCAGATGTTACTGCACCAGCAAATGTATTCATTGCAGTTTGTGCAGTAGTTTGACCAGAACCACCATTAGCAAGAGCAACTACACCAGTAACATTGGTTGCATTGCCAGTTAAAGCGCCAACAAAGGTAGTAGACGTAACAGAAGTTAGCCCCGCAATAGTTGTTGCAGAGCTACCCAAACTGATCGCCGTTGAACCAACCGTGATGCTTGAGTTAGTTAATGCGCCATTTGGAATGTTGGTCAAACTAGCGCCAGAACCACTAAAAACAGTTGCTGCAAATGTGCCAGTAGAAGGCGTGTATTTCAGTTTTGTCGAGCTTGTATATTCGGTAGATACAACACCGCTTGTCGCTGTTGAAAACAAAGGATAGAGCGCCGTTGCCGTGGTCGTATCATCGCTAATTGTGATACCCGATGTCGGGCTTGACCAAGTTGGTGCGCCTGTGCCATTTGAAGTTAGCACTTGCCCCGCTGTCCCTGCTGCCGATATAGCCAGAGCAGAAGCACCGGAATAAACAATGCCGCCAGCAACAGCGGTTAAGTTAGCGTTTGTGCCGCCACCATTTAACCCAACAACACCCCAAGCTGGCGCTGCCGAAGAACCTGCTGTAACCAAGGCTTGACCAGAAGTACCATAACCTGTCGTTCCTGTTGTCGCTGGCGTAGTCCCTAAGTTAGTGGAAAACCCTAATGCACCAGAAGCGTTGATAACGTGAGCAGATTGACCAGTATTGCCCCAAGCAAAGTAATGTTTGTAACCGTTTCCAGAGCCAACCGTAATGTCACCATCGTGGCCTGAAAAATAAATGCCGTTATTTATTGAGTAAAAATCGCTAGGCGTTCCAGACGAATAGATTGAGCTATTCATGCCAAATTCGCCGTAATAGGTCGAATCTGTGCCTAAATCGTTAGAGACAACGTAATTGGTTGATGAGCCAGAGCTTGTGCTTTTGTTTTGAATAACAAGCTGGTTGTAAGAGTTGGCTGTCGTGCTACCAAATGACGCTATGCAGTTAGAAGCATTAAACGACAAAGCAGGGGTAGTGCTAGTAACAGCATTAGCCGATAACGTAGTGAAATAAGCTGCCGCTTGTGTCGTTACACCAATTGATGTGTTATTGATCGTGCCGCCTGTAATAGCAACAGCATTGGCATTTTGGGTAGACATAGTACCCAAGCCAGTAATTGACGTGTTTGGAATCGTTGTAGAGGCTGTCATAGCCCCTGTGCCGTTGCCATACACATAGCCTGTCAGCGTAGTAGCACCTGTGCCACCATTAGCCACGTTGAGTGTGCCGCCTAGCGTTACACCGCCTGTTGTTGCAGAGCTGGGTGTAAGCCCTGTCGTCCCTGCTGAAAAGCTAAGAACACCAGTATTTGCGATAGTTACTGCGCTGGAGCCGTTATATGAGCTGCCAGATAGTCCAGTACCAATAGTAAGGGCATAGGGAGCCGAGGCAGTAATCGATCCGCTGCCACCCAAAGAAATGCTAGTACCATTGACCGTAATACTAGAATTCGCCAAGGAACTATTGGGTATCGCTGCATTGATCTGGCTTGGTGCAATACTGATA